TTGCCTCCAGTCCGCACGAGGCACCGCCGACCAAAGGCATTCTCGGGATCTACAACCGCGGCGATCGGCGCCGTTGGTATTGGCGCTGCCCTGATTGCGAGGAAGTGTTCGAGCCGACATTTGGACTGTTCTCGTGGCCTGATCAGGGTGAGAATCTGGAACGCGCCGAGCAGACGACATTGGTCTGTCCGCATTGCGGCGTGATGCACCCGCACACTCGCAAGTTCGAGATGAACCGCACGGGCCGTTGGCTGCGTGACGGTGAGGTATGGGAAAGGGATGGTAGCGTCACCGGCATAGCCAGGCGCAGCGACATTGCGTCATTCTGGATGCAAGGACCGGCCGCAGGGTTCCAGAGTTGGGATGGACTCGTGCTGTCCTACCTGAACGCCATGGACGAATACCGCAAGACGGGATCGCTTGGCCCCCTCAAGAAGACGATGAACACCGACCAGGGAGTCCCGTTCGAGAAGCCCAAGGATGAGATGGCCCGGCTGCCCGAGACGCTGAAAAGCCGAGCTGAAGACTGGGGCGGCGGCGATAACTACGACACCCGCAAGACGCTGGTGCCGCCATGGGTGAGGTTCCTTGTCGCCACGATCGACGTGCAGAGAAGGTCATTTGTCGTCCAGATCACCGGGTTCGGTGAGGATGGCGAGATGACGGTGATCGACGCATTCAAGATCGTCTATTCAACGCGCCGCGATGAAACGCACCCTGCCCGGCCGCTGCTGCCGATCGACCCGGCTGCTCATGCGGAAGACTGGGATCTGATCATCAGCGAGGTGATCGAGAAGACGTATCCGCTGGCAGACGATTCCGGTCGGCGCATGGCGATCAAGATCACTGGCTGCGACTCTGGTGGCCGGGATGGCGTGACGCCGAACGCGATCAAGTTCTGGCTGAAACTCCAGCGCGATGAAGAAGGCCGCAAGCATCATCAGCGGTTCCATCTGCTGAAGGGCGACAAGGTGAAGGATGGGATGTGGGAGCGGCAAACCTCCTTCTACGAGGGAAGCTCGAACTCCCGCATGGCCTTCTTCTCTGGCAAGGTGCCTTTCCAGCGCCTGAACTCGAATGCTTTGAAAGACCGGCTCAACGTCATCCTGATGCGTGAAGAAGGCGGCGGGGCTCGGATGCGCTATCCGACCTGGATGCCGAACTGGTTTTTTAAACAGATGTGTGCCGAAGAGCGGATCAGCGGCAAAGGTTGGGACAAACCCAAAGGCGATGGTCGGAACGAGTCCTGGGACTTGAGTTACTACAGCTTGGCGCTCTGCGCTCATCCTGAAATCGGCTTGCACAAGATCCGCTGGGAGACCCCCGAGAAGGTTCCAGCTTGGGCCAAGCCGTGGGATCAGAATGCGCTTGTGATCAAGCCGACAGACAAGAGCCCGATGGTGCAGGTCGCGAAGAAGGACTTCGGCAACGCCCTCGCCGCGTTCGGCTAATCAACATATTGTTGACAATTACCAGCTAATTCAACAATATGTTGCCCTCTCCACTAAGTTGAGGCTATATGAGCAGGACCAGACTGGACCCGCTCATATGGAAGTCACGCAACAGATGCTGATCGACGCTCAGAACGCGCTTCACGCGCTTCTGACTGGATCAGCTGTTGCCGAATTTCGTGATCAGAACGGTGAGACGGTCAAGTATTCCAAGGCCAACAAAAGCGACCTGATGGCCTACATCGACTGGCTCAAGAGCCAACTCGGCATGGCAGTTCGTCCGGCCGGGCCGATGAGGGTCTGGATGTGATGATCTACGATCCCGAAATCGCAGAATTGCTTGGTGTCCTTTCCTCGCCAAGTAATCCGCCCGCGCAGGAGGTTTTCAGGGTGCCTGCCGGCGCGGGCAAGGATTCAATGATCGCTGGTGACGCCTACGAAGGCGCCAGCCGGATCAGCCACGAACTGGCATCCTACAACCCGTCAGTGCGCTCGCCCGATCAGGACATCCGGCCGGCCAAGCGCCTGGCCGATGCTCGGTCGCGCGATCTGACGCACAACGATGCGAACATCCAGAGCGGCGTGCGTTTGCGTCAGGATGGCGTTGCCGGGGCGCTCTTTCTGCCGAATCCCCGCCCGAACTCGCAACGCCTGTTCGGCAAAGAGGATGTCGACTGGGAGGACGAGCACGGCGACGAAGCGACTGATCTGTGGATGGCGGCTGCCGAGGGCCAAGGTCACTGGCTTGACGCTGGCGGGCGCATGACGCTCACCGAGATGGTCCGACTCGCGATCGAGCAAGAGACGGTCTACGGCGAGGTGACGGCTTCGGTCGAGTGGGTCAAGGAGAACGGGCGCCCGTTCAATACGGCCATCCAGATGATCGACACCGATCGTCTGTCGAGTCCGCTGAACACCGTCGATCCCAAGATCTCGATGGGCGTTGAACTCGGCTCGCGCGATCAGCCGATTGCCTATCACGTTCGCATGGCCCATCCGAGCGACTGGGCTCGCGGTGTTGTGGATGCAAACCGCTGGAAGCGCGTCAACGCGCAACTGCGCTGGGGCCGCAAGCAGTTCATCCACATCTTCACCCAGCACCGGCCGGGGCAGACTCGTGGCATGGGCACGATGGTTGCGGCCATTCCCGAAATGAAGATGTCGCGCCAGTTCCGCGAGATCGTACTTCAGAATGCGATCCTGAATGCAACCTATGCGGCCACCATCGAATCCGATCTGGACGCCGCCTCGATCTTTCAGCGCCTCGGCGGTGACAGCTTCACCCCCGAGGCCATTCAGGAAGCCGTGTTCGGCTACATGACCGGCTATGCGAACATGCTTGGCAGCGTGGTCGGAGGTTCGTCAAACCTCAAGATGGGTGGCGTCAAGATCCCGCACCTGCCACCAGGCTCCAGGCTGAATCTGCAAGGTGCCGGTCAAGGTGGGCCGCTCGGGTCTGAATTCGAGGCGTCCCTTAATCGGGTCATGGCCTCGGCCTTCGGCGTCTCTTACGAGCAGTATTCCCGCGACTACACCAAGACCAACTACTCGTCAGGCAAGATGGCGAGCGTCGAGACCTACAAGGCGATGATGACGATCAAGCGCACCATTGCTGATCGTTTCGCCAGCATGGCCTATCGCCTCTGGTATGAAGAGATGCTGAACCGCGGCGCCTTTACCACCGTGCGCCGCCGCATGCCTTCCTTCTACGAAGGCTTTAACGCCGACTGGTACTGCGCGATCGACTGGGTGGGCGCGAGCCGTGGCCAGGTTGACGAACTGAAAGAGACTCAGGCGTCGATCCTGCGCATGAACAACGGTCTGTCCACCCTGGAAGACGAGAACGCTCGCCTGGGTAAGAACTGGCGCAAGCAACTCAAACAAATGCGGCAGGAAGAGGCGTGGAAGAAATTCTACAACGTCCTCCAAGAACCGACCGACACGACAAACCAGCAGAACGCCGCGAGCGGCACCAAGCGGGAAGCGTCCGATACCGGCCACATCCCTTCGCCCGGCACGGCAGCCAATATGTTCAACGACTGCGAACATGAGACGGCCGAAGAAACTGACCGTCTAGAGGCAGCCAATGAATAACCCGCTTCTCGCCAGCTTCCACGACAAGGACGCCTTCGTTTCCAAAGGGAGCGAGCAATCGTTCTCGGCCTATCTGAACAGCGCATCGGCGCTCATCACGAAGATCGAGACAGCGGCGCACGACACGGGTTTCTGGTTCGCACCGGATGATTGGCGTTCGGCCTATCGCCCCTACGCCGTGCGCGATGGCATCCTCTATATCCCGGTCAAGGGCGTACTCCTGCACGGCATGGGCTACGCCCTCGGCGACTGGGCGACCGGCTATGTCTATCTGGCGAAGGCGCTGGATCGTGGCATGGATGACCCGGAGGTCAAGGGGATCGTGCTGCTGATCGACAGCGGCGGCGGTCATGTTTCCGGATGCTTCGACGTGGTGGACCGGATCTACGCAGCTCGTGACATCAAGCCCATACGGGCCGTGGCCGATGAGTTCGCTTACTCAGGAGCCTATGCGATCGCCTCGGCTGCGAGCACGATCACCGTAGCGCGTACAGGCGGCGTCGGTTCGATCGGCGTGCTCCGTGTCCACTACGACATGAGCCAGGCAATGGAGCAATACGGCGTCAAGGTTACCTTCATCCAGGCCGGCGAGCACAAGACCGATGGGGACTCGATGAAGCCCCTTTCGGACGATGCGAAGGCGCGCATGCAAGTGCGCATCGACGAACTTTACGAGCTTTTCGTGTCCACCGTGGCGCGGAATAGAGGCATCGACGCTCAGGCCATTCGGGATACCGAGGCCCTGACCTTCAGTGCCAGCGAAGCCGTGTCGAACGGGTTGGCCGATTCCATCGGTTCGCTTGACGATGCAATCGCCGCGTTTGCGGCAGACCTGTCCAACAAGGAGGACGACCAAATGTTTACCCAAGAACAGTTGGACGCTGCCGTTGCTTCGGCCACCGCGTCCGGCATCAAGGAAGGCGCGAATGCCGAGCGCGCCCGCTTCACCGCGATCGTGAACTCGGATGCGGCCAAGACCCGATCGAAAACCGCGATGAAGTTCGCGACGAGCGAGAAATTCGCGATGGTCGACGCGGCCGGCATCGTCGAGATGCTGGGCGAGTTGCCGGAAGAAGCCGCTGTCGCTGCCCCGGTTGATCCGAATGCCGTCAAGGGCAAGGCCGGCGCGGCTGCAGACTTCACGAAGGTGATGGACGGCGCCGAGCATCCGAACCTGGGGTCGCCCACCGCCCAGACGGATGAGCAGAAGGCTGAACAGGCTCGCGTCGATCGGCGCAAGTCCGCAGCCGCCGCGGCCGGCCGTCTCAAAGCGGTGAAGTGAACCCACAGAAGGAGATACAGAAATGACGACTTATGTTGGTCCCGACCGCACCTGGGATGCGGGTGTGCCGAAACAGACCTCGGACGTTTTCAACGTCACGGGAGAAGGTCTCATCGTCGGCGACTATCCGGTGCAGTTCACCGAGGACATGCCGGTTGCCCTCAACCAGACCCTGGCGGCATACACCGTGGTCGGTGTCGATGGCTCCGGCAACATCGTGCCTGCCGTCAGTGGCGGTTCGGTTCGCGCCATTGGCATTCTGATGTATCCGGTCACCACGGGCGCATCTGGCGCTCTGCCGGCTGGCCGTGTGCTGCGCTCCGGCGTCATCAACCCGTTCTTCACGGGTCTGATCTGGGGCGCGTCCTACGATACCGTCGCCAAGAAGATGAACGCCTTCGCCGGCGCTCCTTCCCCCACCCAGTTCGTCACCCGGCCGCTGTCGCACGACACGCCGATCCTGCCGTAAGGAGCGCGCATCATGCCAATTGAACTTTGGGATTCCCGAGATCTTTACGAACTGCGTGAAGATCTCCGGCTTGATCCCGTTCCGGATTACTTCTGGAAAACCTTCTTCGGCGCGGACTTCTATTCGGAAGACAAGAAGATCCGCTTTGCCGATCTGCCCGTTCCGCACCGGAAGCTGGCGCCTTTCGTCATGCCGACTTCGCAGGGCAAGCCGATCTTCGAACGCCGTGGCGAGACCGTGGAATCGTTCGAGCCGGCCTACATCAAGGTGAAGGACGCCGTTCGCGTGATGGAATCGCGCAACGTGCTGCCGTCCGAGATCTGGCGCGAAGGCGGAATGCCTTCTTTGCAGGCTCGCTTTGACAGGCGTGTCGCCGATGTCGTGGCGTATCATCTGCGTGCGATCGACATGCAGAAATCCTGGATGGCGGCTCGTGCGTTCATCGACGCCAAGTTGACGATCCGCTATGCGGCCGATCAGGGCGTTGATCATCCCGAGGTGACCATCGACTACAAGCGTGATGTCACGCTGGATGAGGTGCTGACCGGCACCTTCTGGGATGACCCCGACTACGACATCATCGGGATGATCTCGGACAAGTCGAACCAGATGTACAACACCGTCTACGGCGGTCGTCCGACGCAGTTGCTGGTGGGTTCGTCGGTTGCTGCGGTCATCCAGGCCAACCTCGGCATCCGGTCTCTGCTTTCGACGCAGATTCGCGGTGGCGAAGGTACGCGGGTCCAACTCGGCATGATGAACATCAACGAGCCCATGTCCCATGTCGCCACGCTCGGCGGTATCGGCGGGTCGATCGAGGTCTGGACCTACAAGGATGTGGTCGAGGCCCCGAACGGCACGATGGTGGACATCCTCGATCCGCGCGATGCGCTGCTGATCGCCCCTGGCGCTGGTGGTGTGATGGCTCACGGCGCCATCTATGACATCGACGCCTTCGAGGGCGGGAACATCTCGGCTGACGTGTTCCCGAAAATGCTGAAGGTCGGCGACCCCGGCGATGCGTTCATCATGCACCAGTCGGCACCGCTGCCCATCAACACGGCACCGAACAAGGTGTCGAAGATGCGCGTCCTCGAATGATCTAGGACTGCCCGGTTCGCGCCGGGCAGTTCAACACCCTGTTGGATTTACAAGGATACGTCGAATGAAAGCCAAACTGCTCAAATCCATCCGTATGGATGGCAAGGCGATCCGGCCCGTTGAGGGCAAGGTCACCATCATCAATCTCCCGCCGCAGGAGTTTGATCGTCTCGAAGT